GTAATAGGTTGCTTCGCCGATTGCCAGTGATGCAATCAAGCGCAATGCGATTGTTTTTAAGCGGGTGTAACGCTTCCGGTTTCTGTTTCTGTTGTGACTTGTCGTCAGCGCGTATTGTTCGATGTATGTTTTCATTTGATTTTCATTTCGATGAATTTAGAAGGCGAAAGTTCCTTGCGCTTTTTTTCGATCATCTGCCAAGTGTCCCGGTGTAGGGTAATTGACCGAGCGATCCTGTTCCGCGCTTTTTTTACGCCGGGTTTTCTCCCGGCTCCGATGCGTTTGCCGCCGCGTTGTTTGGTTTGGTTCATTGTGATTATTTTTCCCATTGATCCGCAACAATAGCAGATGGCTTGTAACCATTGTTACTCAGCCAGCGATGCAGCTTGCCTTTGTTGGCCGGTTCAGATGTCATTACGATTTCACCTTGCTCGTTAAGCAGTTCAAATCCGTGGCGTTTAATTTCGACTGTCATTTTCATGTTGTGTTGTTTGGTTTGGTTCATTTTGGTAAAATTATGCGCGTTACAGTCGCGCCCCTGTTTTGATTAAGCACAAGCAACATTGATCAACAGCGCAAAAACTTCTGAATGTTCGTTTTCCATGCGCTCCATTACAGCGTTAAATGCTGCCTGCTCATCCATGCCTTGCGCGGTGAGGTTTGCAACTTTGCTGGTGATCATCTTTACTACGTTGTTGATTTCGTTTTTCATATTGTGTTTAAGTTGGTTGACGGCGCAAATCTAGGCCACTCAGTGATAAAAGTAAATATCTTTTTTCATAATTCTTCATTTTCCCTTATTCCAAGCGGATTCCAAGGCGCAGTTTTCCCGTGTAAAAACGTGAAAAACCGATCAGAACTGCAATTTTAATGCACGTTACCGGCCACAATCATGTGGTTATGCAGCATAAAATCGCCGTCCTCGCGCAGGTCTTGTATGGCGAATCCGTGCGTCCAGTTGTTCGAGATTGCGTATTCCGGCGATAGGTCGCAGAGACATCCGGTCGTCCAGCAACTCGTGACCTTTTTATCACCGGCGCTGATGATTCCGATCGCATCGGTATAGTTTGAGTGCTGATGGAAATGGCCGCAGATGCTGGTTGTTCTGAGCCGATCATACAAGCGTTTGGCCGCGCAGACCGGACTGGCTAGGCCTCGCGGTAATTCGTGGCCGTGCAAAATCAAGAGCTTGCCGGATTTGATGACTTGCTTCGATTTGACTATCTTTATTTTAAGCTCGTCCAGTTTGAGCAAGGATTCCAAAGAACATTCTGGGACGCTGAGCAAAAGTGGAGCGTTTCGCTTCAGATACGCTTCAAGCCGATCGTCATGGTTTCCGAATTTGAAATACATGTCCGCCTTTGGAAATGCCGCGCGGATCATGGCGATGCCTTCACGGCACGCTTGCAACTCGCTTTGCAAATCTCGGCGGCGTGGATCAGGTTCCCATCGTGAAACGCCGTAGTTCTCGATCGTGTCGCCGTTTAGAACGACTGTGTCGCATTTGGCCTTGACTCCGTATTCCAGCGCCGTGATGAGCGCTGCCTGGTCGTGAAATGGAAAGTGGATGTCGGATAGGATCAGCACTTTGCGTTTGCCGCTGATGACTACTGGTTCCAGCACTTCAGCGGTCGATTTCGGCATAAGACCTTGCCACGGCGTTTTACGAACGAATTTCTCAACCAGCGTCCAGCTCCTTTTGTTTTTCATATTTCCAGCAGAGCCACGAATGGCACGGATCAGCGTCCGAGCGTTTTCGATATCAGGAAACACGGACGGGTTATCCTTGTGCAGCTTTTTTGCGGCCATGTGATTTGATATATCCGGCATTTTCTCCAACAATTCCAAGGCAATTTCTTTTTTAGTCATACGCTTTCGATGTTTATTGTTTTGTTTTGTAGCAAATCCCATGCGGGAAAAAAGATGTTTTCAATGGCCCGAACGATTGGCTCCTCCTCGTATTTTTTAAGGTAAGAAATGCCGGCAATGTGCAAAGCCGCGTGTAGCATTTCATGGCGCAGCGTGGCCGCGTATTCCTCGGCGTCATCGATGGAGCTGCTGATGACTATTTTGCGCTCATCAAAAAGCATCTGACCGTATTCGGCAATGTTGTCCCGGGTCACGGCAAAATCCATCCCGCCAATTTTCACCGTTAGCAAAACTGGCGTGGGATTGTTCATGCGTTTGCGATTAAAACGTATGGTATCTTGTCTTGATTGTAGCGATCCATGAGCATGTATGCCGTGCTGCGGAATGATTCCCACTGTGCCGGCGGTATCGTCTGACATCCCAGCGAGCTTGTCCCGTTCACGCCGCCCTTGTGAATGTTGATTGCAATCCCGAAACTAGGCTTGCCGCTGCGAGTGACGGGCAATTCCTCGTTCGGTGTGGCTGGTCTGAATGCAGCGTAGCCGAGCGGTGATGCGATCTTGTGCTTGCCTTTGCGGTATAGGTGAACGCCAGGCGACAACACGGCGACATCTGGCTTTTGTCGATCGGAGCAGCTTGGATCGGTGTTAGCGTTCCATGATCCGAAGAAATCAGGAGCAATGACGAAAATCGCGTCGTCGTATATTGCGCGGTCGTTTTTACCCGCTTTGCCCATCGTTTCGCGGTAGTAGCCACGGACGCCGACTAGAATCAGTTTGTATTTCTCGATTACCCACGTCGGCACTTTGGCAAGAATCTCATGCCGTTTTGCTTGTGGTCGGCTGGTTGGAATTATGCTCATAAAATCTGGGTAAAGATTTCTTGGTAAATCGTTTCGTCGCCGCTATCAAAATCAGGATCGTCGTCGTCCTGCATGGTTCGGATCATCACTTGTCGGCGATGATTTGAATCATTGGAATAACTTCCTTGTCCAAGCTGAACGAGGTGCCGTCATGTTGAATTGTGCAGCTTGATAGAATTGTTCCTAGTAAAATGAATGCAATGTGTTTAATTTTCATGGTAGTTTATTTTTTCAAGATTCGATAAAGACTTGCCAGGCCGACGATCAGACCGACGATTAGGCCGCTGATTCGTAGCGAGTATTCGATATTTTCCTGCAATGACGTCACCACGCCCAGCATAGGCGTGATGGTCCCAATCGCGCTGTGGTAAAGGTCTTTGTTCATTTAGCGTCAGCGGCTTTGATTAGGCCGGCGCCGGCCACGACGGCAGCGAAAGCTGCGGCAAGGTCTGGGTTGTCGCCGGTCAGTAGCTGAATGGCTACGTTGGCGACTGTTGAGACGATGGTTAGGATTCCGAGTATGGTAGTCTTCATGGTTCTGGCTGTGGTTCTGGTTCTGGTTCGATTTGTGGCTCTGGCTCTGGCACAACTTGCACCAATCCGTCCACGATTTGAAGTTTCCGCATTGCGCCGATCTCAGCCACGACATCCACTCCGCATCGGAGCGCAAGTTCGTTAAGCAATTCGGCGCTGGCTTTGTGGTTCTCAAAAACGGCCTGTAATTTCTCGGTGCCGATCTCGGCAAACATGCCGTTCAAGCGGTCGTCTGGCAAAGACCAGAAAAACTGTCTGGAATTATTTAAGGCGCGGATTGCGGCAATGATGTTTTGAATGACTGGATACAGAGTCGAATTGACTTTCTCCACGTCCTTCTGTGCTTGGCTTTTGTTTGTTAGGTCGATCATAGCGATGTCACGGCTTCCCATGCGGTTGTGTAAACATTTAACTTGTTTGTTGTGGTGTTGTAAATCATTAATCCTGCTACCGGCGATGTAATTGCATCTCGCTGCGTAGTGGTCATGCGCGGAGGCAAGAATCCTTTGGTCGTGCTAGTTAGGTCTAGCAATGCTTTTTCTGATGGAGTAGAAGTTCCAAATCCAACGGTGCCGCTGGTTAGCATGTAAAACGCATTTGTTGGCGCGTCGTTAGCAAACGAAAATGGCGTTGCAGTGATTGAGCTATTTGCATCATTTAGCCTCTGAATAGAAAAACGGTTGGATAAGTTGCCAAATCGCATCACCCTTTGACCGCTGGTATTAGCCAACACTATGAGCGTCGCAAATGCTTCAGCGTATCCATTCAAATTAAGATAAGCGCCAGCATTTCCTGCCGCGCCAGATTTTCCATTGATTGCAAAAAAGTTTCTTCCGCTCGAATCCGTTGTCATTGTCGAGGTCGCGCCATTGTTGTCCTGCAATGTTGCAACGAGGCCAACTGAATCGCGTGAAATTGTTGGCGTCGTAATTGTTGGGGAGGTCGCAAAAACCGCCGCGCCCGATCCGGTTTCATCCGTCAAAGCCGCTGCTAGGTTCGCGCTGGTCGGAGTCGCTAGGAATGCTGCGACGTTTGTGCCGAGTCCGCTGATTCCGGTCGTAACGGGCAGTCCTGTGCAGTTCGTCAGCGTGCCGGTCAATGGCGTTCCAAGCGCGCTGCCGTCATAAATAAGCGTTACGGCGCTGCCTGTGCCGTTCTTAAACTGTGGCGCTCCTGTCGTGCTTGAGAACCATGCAGACCGCCCAGCGGCAATTGTCGGCGTTGTGCCGTTTTTGGTCAGGAAATGCCCAGCCTCGGATGTGCCGGGATTGCTGAAAAAATGCCCCGTGCTTGTCGTGTTGACGGTTATGCTGATGTTACCAGCCGATCCGCCCCATGTAAGAAATGCCGTTCCTGCGCTGTTCTTAAGGGATGCGCCTGCTGTTGCGTCGTATGCGGCAAAATTCCAAGCCTTGACGGATGCGCTAGAGTCTTGTGCTTCAATGTTGGCATTTACGCCCTGCGTGTAAATGGTTGCGCTTGCCCCATCTGTGTAAATATACGCGTTAGTTCCACTCGTATAAATTACGCCGCCTGTTGCGGTAGTGTATAAAGCACCGGCGAAAATATCTCCAAATGCAGCTCCGCCGGATGCGTCACGACGGACGATTGTGTTAGCTGTCGCAACCGATGTCGGCGTTTCCCACTCTGTGGCGTAATCGGTCGAGCTGGTTTTTTTTAAGATGTTGTTTGCGGATCCACCTGCTGCCACTCCGGCTCCGTTTGTGCCGTCCTGAGCTTCGACAAGTGTAATCGTCACGGCTTCTTCGTTGAGCGTGGCGCTGACAACCACGTCAGGATCGTTTTCGGCAACTGTAATTGTGATTGTGTCCATGTTAGGTGCGCGTCGGATCGTTCAGAATTTCAAGCGTTCCTGCTAGGTAGGTTTTAATCTTGCCAGCGACGGATGTGGTCTCGATGCTCCAATACCAAGCGCCGACCGCTAACGTCATCGGAGTGATTGCCGTCACGGTAAAATCATAGAGATTCGCATCGTTGATAACAATTCCGGCCGTGCTTGATAGGGACAGGCCAAGATTGCCGTCGGTGTCGCGAAACATCATTCGGACACTAGCAAGGTTGCTGTCAAAAATCGTGCCTGTTGACGAATAGACGCACGACAAGCCATTCCAGGTGTCGCCGTAAACTACTGGGGTCAGATTGAATTTGCCGGGTCTCATGTGGATTTGCCTAGAACGGTAACGGTTGAGTTAGTTCCTGCCGCTGCGGATGTGATCACAAGGTCGGCGGTCAATAGCGTCCCAGTTATGCCGCTGCTGTTCCAGAATTTAGACGGCGTGGTTAGAACTTGCGTGCCGTTGCCAGCCGTAGCTGATCCGCTTGTGTTGTTGATCTCCAACGAATAAAGCGTTGCCATGCTGACCAAGGTTGCGCCTTCAAAATCCTTGCCGTCTCCATCGGTAATACGGACGCCGGACGATACGACGCCAGCGGTCGTGTTTGCGCTGGTTGGTGCCGCGGTGATTCCAAGTCCAGCCGGAATAGCAAGATTTGTGTTGGCTTCGTTTGCGTATTTGTAGCCGTTCGCATCCGACTTGCGCGTGATGATAATGTCCGCTCCTGAGCTTGTCACAGTCCAGACGGCTGCGATTGCGGTATTTGCCGCTAATCCTGCTGCAAGTGCCGCTGCGACAAGCGTGGCGGTGTTGCTGGCCGTTGTAAGTGGGACAACTACGGTTAGAGGTGATCCGGTCGTAGCGGTCGAAGTAAATGTCAGCGAACAGTTGCCGTTTGATGTTGCTCCAGATGCCGCGACAACCGTAGCCGTTTCAACCTGCGCCGTCCCAGCCACGTATGCAGCCGATCCGGTCGCTACGCCAGATTGTAGGTCGATCGTTGCGGTCCCACCTGACGCGACAAATTCGATTCCGATTGCGTAACCGATGTCGGCCGTTGTAAATTGGACTGCTGTTTGACTTGCGCCAATTTGAACAATTCCCGTGACAAGTGCTGACGTTGCCTGTCCTTGGCAGTTGCTCCCCGTAATCGTTTGTGCCGCTGAAATTGCCATGTCGTCATTTTATGTTAGATTTTGCTTAAGTCAAACTATTCAATGCAAGAACTGATGCGGCCAAATTGTTGTTGATTCCGGATTGTTTGTAACAATTTTTGCGCAATTCAAAACGCGCCACCATTCCATTAAATAAGGCCGCACGTTGCTTTCGCTGCGGTCTAGGTCGTATTGCATTTCATCGCTGGTTTGCGGAATAGCCCTGTCGCCGATAAAAGAAATTACAGATTGCCGGTTTTTGTCGCATAGCGTAGCGACTTTTCCTGTTGTGATCGCTAGCTCATTATCTAGCTTCTGATAGAAAAGCACGTCCGGAATAGTGTCTCCAAAGTGTGAACGATAAATAACGCCAAGCTCTAACGGCTCTTGCTGTGGCAATTGCATCGCCGAAAATATAATGTGGACATTTTCGCGGTATCGGCTTTGGTCGATTTTTAGATCAAGCAAGAATCCATAGCGATTCCCCGCTTCTGAATTTGTCATTTTTAAGCCTGGAATACCGTTAGGAAAAACGCTTTCAAAATAGCACGGACATTCCGGCCCATTTGCCCAGTCAATATCCGGCACGACAGTTGCAGACATGCATTTTGCCAGCATTAAAACACGCGATCCTAATCCGTTTATCAATGCTACTTTCATTTTAAGCAATGTATGTAACCGTGTCGGAATCTAGTTGACCAATAGCAGATGGTTTTGTGTCGGTTGATTCAAACCTGCCAATGTAATCTCCGTTGCGAAAAACTAAAAAGTGATGCGAAACGTGCGATATTGTGCCACCTGAAATGTGATCGACATTAACGCGCAGGTCTAGGTTGCCACCTCGATGTCTTAGGTAAATGTGACTTCCTGCAAGGTGATACTCAAGATGCGCGGTATTTCCTCCAGTAGAAGGAGAATAATAAGCGATTTTATACCAAAACTCTCCATTGTATCGATTAATTGGATCAGGATTAAATGATACGTAGTCGGAAGCACTAACCTCAAGCGTGCGAGCTGTTACCACGCCATCAGGACTAATGACGCATTTGATGTAAATAAATTGTCCTTCTATAACTGATACTTCGGTTCTATCGCCGCCCAACGTGCCTATGCCGGTCGGGTAATAAACATTCATGCAATCCGTGTTATTAATACCTCCTTCAGTATCAACGACAAATCCATCTGTAATTACAAACTTGTCTTCTGCAATTAGGATCGGCCAAAAAGGTGGAATTGTATCTCCAGTCTTTGAAATCGACGGATCAATCGTGCCGCGATTCTTTAGACGATCAAGCGCAGTTCGGATTTGATTTGCCCATGCCGCCGTGATCGGTTGTCCAGCCCGAGTTACTGGAGGCAAAACAATCGGTATGTTAGTTGGTCGTCCCATTATGGTTTGGTGTATAAAGTCGCGTCCCACTCCTGACCAGGCGGCGACATGGTCCAAGTAATTGCGTATTCGCTTGTAGTTTCCGTGCCTTGTTTTGTCTGGCTGTCGGATATGCTTGATAACTTCCAGTTGCGTCCAGCAATAACCGGCGGATCTCCGTCCGGGTTTGGATCAATCCATCCAAGATAGTCTAGATAAATCTGATCGACTCCGCCTTGATTGGTTGCGCTGTGAGTCCATTCAACCTGTGATGTCTCCCACGTTTCGCGCTTGTCCCTGACTATGATCTTAAACCATTTTATAGAGTCTTCGTTAGTAATTGTTCCTACTTCTGTTCCTAACAGTTTTTTGATGTAATAGGTGTTGACTGTGGAATTTCTATCATCTCTTTCATATTTACCACTAAGACATCCGCTAATCAAAAACTTGTCAACTTCCGATACCTTTGCGACGTAGTCCGGATGCGTCATAATAGGCGCTTCGGATAGGGTCGCATTGTATGCGTATGTCCCGCTGTCGTCGTTTTTGTCAAATTCCCAATCGGCTGAGTATCCGGTGTAATTGACTAGAATTTTAGTTAATCCGCCTGGCTCATGTTCATGACTGACAGAATCGACCGTCAGGAAATTCCACTTTGCCGAAAGGTTCGGATAGAGCGCGGTGACAGACTGGCCTTTTTGGAATGCCGTCTGAATCGGCGTGGAATCAAAATCAAATTTGCGACAAGTAAATGTCTGCGTGCCTGACCATTTTCCCTTGTCGTCAAATCCGGCCTTGAAGTCTGGGCCAGGTATCCATGTGTAAGGCTGGATTCCGTAGATGTTAGTTATGCTGCTCATTGAAACGCTGCGCCTCCTTCTTCACGATAAATTTGCTCCATGATTTTCAGCGTGCTTTGTTGCACGTTGAGACTGTCAATCAAAGGCTTTACGATGTCGCTGGTAAAATTTGTTTTTGGATTATTTGCGGATGTTGTCGATTTGAACATGCTCATTAAATCGTCGCCAGTTGATCTAGGTGAAACGTATTTAAGCAACTTCGGGTCGATCGGTTCAATCAAGCCGCTTTCTTTTTGCGCTTTGCTCATCAACTCACCCAGCGCCGTTCCTTCAAAGAATTTAGTCAATCCGCTTGCTATTGATTCGCCCAATGCGCTGCCAAGCTCATCAATTTTATTTGTCAGCCATGTCCATATCTCTTTGATTGACGCTACAAATCCAATGTCGCCGTAATGACTAAAAAGCGTTTTAACGGATTCTCCAAATTTTTGCAATGATTCTCCAGCTTTGCCGATTTCGTCAAAGATTTTTTGTAGTTGAACTGCTGCTGTTTCGCCTATATCGGCACCAAAAATTCCCACCAATAGATTTCTGAACAGTTTCATTTTGACTAAATCCATCATTCCGATTACGTCGCCAAGATGCTCAAATCCTTTTGCTTGTTCAGCTGTCATCTTGCCCATCTCGCCCAAATCTACACGGGCTCGTTCCATTGTGCCTGCAAAATCGTCTCGAAATGCTTGTAGTAATCTAACTCCGCTTTTTCCAAAAAGAGTTTGTAGGATTTGTTCAATATATGGAGCTGTGACAGGATCGTTAAGCGCGTTGAAAATGGCCTCGATTTGTTCAACTGGCTTCAAGTTCATTATGTCCGATACTGCAATTCCCAGCTTGTCAAATACTTCTAAGATCGGCCCTTTAGTTCCGCTTGCATCTTCGTCCCTTGCATCGGCAATTGCTTTGTGTAACGTGTAAATTGCTTTGCTAGTGTCAATGGATTCAACTCCTGCAATTCCAAAAGCTCTTTTTAATAATTGCAGTTTCTCAATAGACTCTCCGGTTGCATTTGATAAATCCACAAGGTCGCCGGTGTAATTCATGAACATTCCTGGAACGGCTGCAAATTGCTGTACAAGTGATCCTAAAATATCCGTTCCAATTTCTCCAACCTTCCTAGCCGCGCCGATTCCGACCTCTTTGGAGAACTTGCCAAACATCCCGCCGATGTTTTTCAATCCACCTTTTACGGCGCTCCCGTCAAATCCTACTTTAACTGTGGTGTCAATCGACATAATCCAATTCCTTCCTTGCTAACATTTCAAATTTATCTTCTAGCTCCGGGCTGATCTCCATTTGACTAATCCACCTGTAGCGGTTGCCCAGCGAGATTCCGTTTGCCATCATGATTTGTAATAGTTTGCTCATGTCCATTTCCCAAATTAAGTAATCCGATGCTATGTTATGTTTAAACGCAAATAGTTCGACCGATGCTAGCCAGTGTGGGTTTGCGCTTGGCGCTCCTGCTTTCCCGTTTCCTCGCTTTCTGCTCCGCTTAGTCTCACCGATGTGATCCGTTCGACAAGCCCCTCAATGACGGCCGGCAACTGTTCTTCCCAGTCCAGCATAAAATCCATAACGGATTTGTGACGGTCGGCTCTGTTCATTTTGCGCAACTGGCCAATCAAGTCTTGATCGGCATAGCAAACTAAGGCCACCTCGTGCATGGCGTGCGCCTGTGACTGGTCGGCCTCGATGTCAGAGAACAAAACATTGCCCCAAGTCTTCAAAAGCTCATAACGCCCAGCCGATAAAACAAGCTCTCTGCCGTTTAGAATTAGCGGGTCTCCGGTCCATGCGTTTGCCAATATGTTGTGTCTGTTTTTCATCCTTGTAGTCTGCTTAAAAATTCGTTCCTGACGGTCTTAGAAAGCTTTGTGTCAATTAATGCGGATCCACTCTCGGTCTGCATGAAAACGCTTCTTCGTGCATTGTGGAACAAATCCAAGCACGTCTTGCGGTTTGCGACAAAAGCCAAAATGTAACTTTCCGGATTTGATGGTAGCGCGCTGACGAATGATGGAATGTCTGAGATTCCGCGCAGACCTGGCAGAGCGATTCCTTTTTTGCTTAGGTAATCGACCGCGTAATCAAGCCATTCGCCGATTGACATGGACGGTGCTGGCCGGCCGGAAATGAACTTGCAGATTTCGGCAAATGGGTGACTGTCGATGAGGCTTCTTGCGCCCGTCCAGTGATCGACACAAGCCTGTGACGTGTGCTTTCCATCGTCGCTTGCTGGTTCCAGTGCAAAGCGTGCATAAACTCTTTCGCTTGTTTCGCTGCTGATTAGGTTAACTGGCGAATCCTTTTTAAGCGGGATCGCGCAAGCCATGAGAGCGCTGACCAGATTAATGTCGCCCGATTGTGTTGCGTTGTTGCCGTTGTAATTTTCCATTTTCTTGTAATTGTTAGGTCAATGCAACTACGGTCGAGGCCGCCACGAATGGCAGGTAAACTCCGCTCATTGATCCTTCTTCGAATCCTGTTGCGGTCGGCTTGATGCTGTTGCCAGTGATGATGATGCTTGCTCCGGTTGCCGAGGCGATGCTTTCGCCAAGTCCTTCGTTAAGTCTGGTTCGGGTGTTGTTGGTTGTGTTGGCCAAAGTAATGACGCTTCCGATGTTATCGACAAGTCCAGTCCCTTTGGTTTTGATGATGCCGTCCACGCTTATGTCCTTTTTTGGATTGTAAACAGCAAGTCCGACGTCGCAGCCGATGTGATCCGGTGCCATGACGGTTTCACTAGTTCCGTCAAAACTGACAGAGCCAACAAAAAGCCCGGTTGCTGTCGCATCATCCGCTAGTCCAAATTGTGCCGTGCCGTATACTGTTGCTAAACTCATCGTGGTAGTGGTTGTTGATTTGAGAGACTGGCTGTGATCGTTAAATCGAATGTGTCAATCCTGCGCTCGTCTCTAACAGAAATGATACCAGAACTTGTTAGATTGTCAAACACCTGCAAATTGTTAGACGCGCTCATGTAATCAATCGATTTTCGATTTGCCAGAATCTCATAAAGCGCCTGGCTCATTTCCTGACTGGTTGCGTAGGTGGTGCCGTGCGATGCTGACTCCTCCGGCACGGTGTGCAGCTCGGCGGTTAGTGATACTTCCATGACGCCGAATAGCCTGACTCCGTTCTGTTCCACCATTGTCGATCCTTGGTCGATGATTACAATCAGCGGCAAAACAACATCATCTGTTTCTCCGTTCAGAACTACTTGCACGCCGTCGAGGACGTCGTAGGCGCGCGCTTGGTCTTCGATCCATGTCTTGAGAGCTTGTTTTAGTTGATTCATTTGTTGCTGGTTTTAAGTGCTTTTTTATACCATTTGACGGTATTTTTTAGGGCCAGATTGACCGATTGACTTATAGCCGTTTTTTTCAAAACGTATTGGTCCGCGACGTAATCGACCGTAGATGTGACTTTTGCGGACGGACTAAATCCGTTTTGCGCTGCGACGGCTTTGCCCAGGCTTGCCCATTTCTGAGCATAGCCAAGATAGTTCTTGCCGATGTTGATCCGGCTGGTTCCTTTTTGTTTGCTGGCAATTTGCATCGCCGCGCCCAGCCATGATCCTTTAGCTTTGCCGACGCTGACGGATTTGATTTTGATAGCCTTGCGAAAATTTGTTAGACTGACCGATTTGCGGCCAGATTTAAGACGCCTGACTCGGCGGTGCTTGTTTTTACGGTTTTCATTAATCCAGTCCACGCATTCATCGGCTGATTGCAGGTCCAGCTTTTTACTTGCGCGCGGTAATATATTGACAACTTTTTTCGCGTCGGCTGTGATTGCTGTGATTTGTTTCTTTTTGGTGCCGACTTTGCCGTATGCTTGCGTGTGAAATGCTAGCTCCCTACCTGACTGCACTCCCCACCTAGTGACGGCCTGAGCTGAGTTCTCCCCAAACATCTTGCTGTATTTTTTCAGCGATGCTTCTAGCTTGGCGGTGTCGTTTTTCATTACCAGCTTCATGCCCGTTCTCGATCTTTCAAGGTAATTGAAACAAACGATGCGCCGATATTTACGCTGTCAACGCGCAAGGATAGGCCGCGCGCCGTTGCTAGTTTGCCGACATAATACAAGCCGGATTGTGTATAGGACGCATCCCAGTCTGATCGGCGGACGACGCAATCAAGCGCAATGTCCGTGTCCATTCCGATCTCGGCAAACTCTCGCGTGCTTCTGGTATCGTTCATGACGGCATTGACCGCGGTTCCGCCGTTTACCGTCAAAGGTTCGTTTCCGATCATTGCAAAGGCATTTTCAGATGCGGATAACAGAAACGATGTGAGAGCGCTCATGATTAAACTTTAACAGATTCGGGGGCCGCTGTCAATGCAGCGTCATGCCGGTAAGTGCAAAGCGTTTTATCAATATGCAGCGATGTTTTAATTCTTGCCCGAGCTTGTCTAGACCAGATAATATCCTCGCCGTAATTAGATTCTCCAAACTGGCAGGTTTTGACTAGTTCCCGTTTCCATACGCAAACATGCCACGGCGCTCGAAGCGTAATTCCGTTAGGCTGAAAAGGCTCATCGCGATTGTTCAGACCAAAAACGACCTTGGAAAATGCGCCGTTGTAATAGCTGTTTTGCTTAAATGTAATTACGTCTTGTCCTTGCTTTATTGCCAACAAGATTTCCGATACGTAATCCGGTTCAATGTCGTCGTCATCGTCCACAAATGCAATGTATTCACCCCGCGCAATGTCTAGCAATGCTTGCCGTTTTGCGCCGATTGTTCGCGTCCGGTTGTCAGCAAACGACAAATGCTCAACTGCTAAATCATTGCTTTGTTTTGCAATCTTTTCGGACAGCTTTGAGAGTTGCTCTTTTCGGCTTGGAATCGTCGGGGTCAGGATGCTTAGTTCTATGTGCATATTTTCTAAAAATTAAGTCGTAATTCGTTCTGTATTTATCGTGGTTGACCGGTCGTGGTGTGTCTCCTTTTCCTGCGCTCATTTCCTTTTCCAGTAGTTGTTGTGCGTGATAAGCTCCCATGCGTTAGCGTCGGAATGCTCTTTGACCGCTTTTGATACTTCATGCCAAGTCCAATCGTGGCCGGAAAAAATACCGTCTGGTTTAACTTTTGGATACCACGCCGCTAGGTCTTTGACAACCGAATTATAATCGTGCGCGGCGTCAATCCAGATTCCGTTGATTGATGCATTTTCAAATTTCAATGCCGCCTCTGCGCTGTCTTGGCAAATGGCGGTAATCATGCCGTCCACTTTGGCCACTTTGATGTTGTCCAGAAATTGATTCAAAATGCTTCCACCATGATTGGCGACAATTGCCACATGTGCAGGTTGGTTTTTTTCTCTTTCCCACGTATCAACGCAAATGATTTTGACATTGTTTTTTTCTAAATCCTGCAAGCGTTGCGCAAGGTAGATGATCGACTTGCCAAGCCATGATCCAACCTCAACAAACGTGTCTCCGTCTTTCAATGCCCTTGCAACATTGTCATAATGGTCGCGGTAGTCTAGCCATCCGTGGAAGTCTTCGCTAACTGCGATTCCTTGTTCAAATCGTCGCATGGTTCCTTTTCCCATAATGTAACGGTAATCTTCGTTAGACCTAGCATATATTGCATCCATCTCGCCTTTTCCAAAAATAGGATGCAAATGTTCAAAAATAGTATCTCTAGCTTCAATAACAACTCCGTCATCATATGCTTTTTTTGTAAAGTAATCGTCGCTGTAAACGCTAAAAAACTCAGGGTGGAACATAAAGCCTTGTTGCTTGTATCTCTTGCTGGTCAGAATAGCCATGCACAACAAGCTGTCCGTTCTATGTCCGTCGCTGATTGCTAGGACTTTCGATTCGCCAGTGTCACCGATTGCGTCGATGATGATCTGATCCCAATGCATCGGAGGATTCCAGTCATCGGAAAGCTGGATCAAGATTTCACCTTGCGCTTTCTCTGCCGCTGCGTTCCATGCCGCTACGCTTCCGGCGCTGCCATTTGTAACGACGTGGTTGTGGACCGCCAATAAAGCGCCGTGCATGTCGTCGCCGTCTAATCCGAAGATGTGTTCGATTGCGTCGGGGTTTTTGGCTTTGTTAAACCATAGCCGCCGCGCTTCTACCGCTTGCTTGCATCGGCCCCGTGTGGCGTGGATCAATGAAATCTTTTTGCCGCTGCGAATGAAATGGTTTGTTTCGATTGCGTCGGCCTGGTCGTAAAATCCATTCGCGCGCAATGCCATTCCGTGCAATTGGTATCCGAGATAGCCGCTGTATTTCCTGCGAACATTCCAGGCGCTTGATCCGCCGTCTTGGGCCAGCATTGCCGTTGTAATGGCCAGCGCGTCTTTGTTGCGTCCAAGTCCAATGTAGCAAAGGCAAAGCTCACCGTAGGCCTCCTTGCGCGCAGGATCGACCGATAGCGCTTGCAGGTTCATTTGCAATCTCATGTCCACGTTATCGGACATTTGCCCGGCTGCGATAAAAAGCTCGTATTTCTCAGCCGTGCCGATTGTTGGATCATCGCTTTTTAGCAAGTCGCAAACGACATTTGCCGCGTCGTTAATTCTGCCGACCGATCGAAGCGACTGGAACAAATGGAACCTGTGCGAAGATGTCGGATTCTTGATGCTTTCTAAGATTCTCAAATTGCGCTCATCGTTGCGCTCCCTTGTTCCTTCTGGCCGGTGCAGGATTACCGCGCCGTCCACGCTGGCGATTCTTGGATCTTCTGAGAATTGTAAAAACTCATGGATCGGCGATGTCCATGCCGCGTGCTTTTTGCGGATGATGCGCTCCCGTTGTACAGTAAGCTGATCTTCTGGCACGTGGTAAGCAAACTGGATGCCGTCAAAGTTGTCTGGCAATAAATCAATCGTTTCACGGATGCGCTTGATTGACTCAGGATCAATTACGTCGTCAGTGTCGGCCCACATGATCAATTCATGCGTGGCGTTGTCAAAAGACTGCTGGCGAGCTGCTGCGAAGTTGTCAACGTGCGGCCAAGATGATTTGCTTGTCTCATTGAAATACTCAGGCGCAATTTTTGCTCCTAGTCGTTCTGCGATTTCAATCGTTCGGTCTGGCTCTTGATTGCCAATAGCTCGAACAATTACGATCTCATCAGCCAGCGGCTTGAATGATTTAATAAAACGGGCAATGTAGTTTTCCACATTGCCCACAATGACGCATAAACTTAGCTTTTCATTTTTCATATTTTTTTTAATAAAGATTTTCGGGAGCCGCTATTTCTAACGGCTCCCGATGCTATGAACACAAACAGAAATCAGGTTGTCGGGGTCGTGAACAATTTCAAGGCACCAGTCACCGCGGCGCTGTAGCCGTAGAGCATGTGCATGTTGGCGAAGTAAGTGCCAGATGCGCGGGAGTAGTGGCGAGTGTAGAGAGCAGACAAGCCGCTTTCGTCGTCAACCATTTCCTCAATCGCGATGTAGTCTTCAGCTGGCAGGTATTGACCCAACGAGCGCGAAGCAAAGGCAATCGCTTCTTGGCCGCAAGCAAATCCAACGATCGAAGCGGAGTTGCCCGGGATGATGTCGGACGAATAAACATTCATTCCGAACAGTCGGCCAAGGTCGCCGTCTTTGATTGCTTGATTGTCGCCGCGGTTGAAGTAGTTCACAAGGTTGGTGTCACCCAGCAAAGCGCCTTCAATCACCATGTTTCCGATGAAGGAATACTCACCGCGCGCTCCTGCTTGGCGAAGCTGTTTGCGAGCTTCGATCAGTTGAGTTTTGGTGTAGTTAGCCGATGCGGTTGTGATAATGGCCGATCCAAAGTTAGCGGTTGTCAGCAAGCTCCACATGTCGGCAAGCACGGTTGCGCCCATCGATTTGCCAAGTTGGAAGGCCCACTTGTCCCAGCGCCCTGCGTTGCTGGATTCGGCAAGTTGTTGATGCGTAAGGCTCACTGGTGTGATCTTGCGCTTGTCGAGCGTGACGGTGATTGCTGATAGCAATCCGCCGGTCTGCTCCATAACAGTTGCGGACTGCGTGAAAGTCGTGGTCGTGGCGGCTCCGAAAAGGGGAACTACAACGGCGCTGCCTTGTGTGTTCACGTCAGAACTGATGTCAGTTGCAAACGCGCGGATCGGGGTGAGCATTTCGACGAGTTGCTGGAAAGCGGTCTGTGCGAAAATTGTGTCGTTGAATACAGTAGCCATGTTGGTTTAGTTAGTTGAGTTGTTGATTGTTGAAAATTTACTTGGTCAGTTGGGCTTGAATTTCTTTCTTATGCTTTTTGACGTAAGATGTTTTTTCAGCCGGTGAAAGGTTTTTAATATGCTCGATGTGGTCGAACGCTTGTGATCCGTTTTCAATGTCGAGCGGTTTGACGATTCCAGCCGATGCAGCAAGTGCCACGGCCTGCAATGGGATTGATGCTTCCAGCTCGGTCACCTTGGCTTGTAGCGCATCGATGTCTGATTTTGCTTTAGCGATTTCCAGATCCTTTTCGGTCACGGCGTTTACGGCTGTGGCTAGGTCGATCTTTACAAGCGCCAATTCGGAAATGGCATTTTTAGCTTCAAGCAATTCGGCTTGATGCGCGCCAAGTTCGCTTTCGTGATTAGCAATGACGTTTTCAAGAGCGCTGATTTTTTCAATCGACTCTTGCGCGGATGGATTTGTTAGACGGTCGAGCAAGCTCATGCCGGAAACTCTAACAGAATTTGTTAGATTGTCAATTATCCGGTTTGCAAAGCCTAGATCAATGCATTTTTCGGCATTCATCCATGTTTCGTCCTTCATCATTTCGCGGATATCATCGACTGGCTTACCTGTGCGCGCTGCGTAAATTGCCGCAATCTCTGAACTAAGTTCTTCGCACATGTTTGCCGCTTTGGATAACTCTTTAGCATTTCCGAACAGGCCCATGCTGACGTCGTGGATCATCATACGGCCAGTTGGTACCATGATGATTTCATCGCAAGCCATGCACATCACACTTGCCATTGACGCGGCGAGGCTAACAGTGGCTGTGACGTAAACGCCTTTTGCTCGGAGCTGCATGATCTTTGAATGGATCAGGTAGCCGTCAAATACGTTTCCGCCTGGTGAATGCACGTCGATGTTCAGCGTATCGACCGGTGTATCCATGCTGTTTGTGAATCGACCTTCCGCGTCAACAATGTTGAAAGCGTAATCAATTTCACTCATCAGTTGCCGACGTGAGTATTCGTCAATTTGATCGTCTAATGTAAGCGACGCCGCCTTGTTTTCAATCGTTAAGAATTTCATCCTCTTTGTATGTTTGGTTTGATTTGTCGTCCATCGGCTCAGGCTCTCTCATTTCGTTTGGAGTTAGCATGGCCATTTCTCTTTCCTCGATCTCGATTTCATAACCGGATTCTTTAGATACTTCTTCGGCAACTCTGGCCGCAATCACTTTTCGCATTGCGACGCTGTGCGCCCGTTTTGTGTAAAACTCCTCCTCAGTCATGCCGCGCGCTTCCGTGATCTCGGCGGTGTTGCGTAGTCCTGCGCGCCATTCGTTGACCTCCATAGAGCTTTCTCGGCCATCATCGACCGATAGTCTTGGCGGTGTCGAGAACGTCCAAGCAAACGGATGGTCCAGCAAAGGCACTCGGTTTGCTTCTTGAAAGCATGAATAGGCCCAGCTAAAAGCGTTCAGTGCCGCGCGCTTCAATAGCCGCTGACGTTGCGCAACAAAGCGCCGGCATTTGACGATCTCGGCCCGTGAGTCCGTGCCTTGTCCTGCGCCTTTCCAAATCTGATAGGACCAGACTGGGGTCAAGCTCATCCGAATCATGCGGTCTTGAAAGTTCTCCCAAATCTCGCCGGGTGTTTCGTGTCTGACTTGCTCGATCTTGTCGCCGCTGCCTGATTGCATGTAGACGATACCAGGAGCGGGGTTGTTTAGGACAAATCCGCCGTCAACTCCGGTGCCGTAAAATGTTGACGGGTCGTCTAGGTCTGGGCCGCCGGTGTCGTTAAAAACAGTTAAATGCAAACGCGACACAATTTGTTGCCGGATACGCTCGTCTTCGGTTGCGGCAAGGCAAGCGGTGATGTCGAGCAATGCGTGGGCAAATGCTGGGACGCCTCGCGATTGGTCGCAGAAGTCTGGATCGTAGATGTGGATAACATTGGCCGCATCGATGTCGATGAAGGTTGTCATGTTTTCGCCGGTCAGGATGCGGTAGGCTGCTGGCCGTCCGTTGTAATACTGAATCACCCCGTCGTTGATCTTGTAGCCTTTGTATGCTCCGGTGCTAACAGTTCGGTAGTCTCCGCAATTTCCGACCCGATGCGCTGGGACGATTTGCAGCTTAGGAAAACCATCGTTTGATTTTACTTTGACCCAGAAAATGTCGCCGTCGCGGTCTAGCGCGATACTGGTCAGCTCTAGCAATTTGTGCCAATCAAAGACGCCGCCGCGTTCGGTGCAGTTTGGATACCACGCCTTGCGCATGAATGTCGCAATCGTCTTGCCGTCTGCAAAGTCTGATTCGCCGACATAGGCTGGAAGGAATGCATCACCGACTGAATAGTCCGCTTTCTGATCGACCGCGCCCTTGATGACGCCTACGTTGCTGTAAAGCCTCGATGATAAGCTGCGCAAACGCACGTTGTCCAAGGGACTGACCAGCTTGTCAAAGTCTGCATTTTTGATCGGATATACAACGCCTCGAGCGCGGTTGTATTCTGCCGCGTGCATGTAGCGCTGCGGAGCGTATGGCTGGCCGTATTCGTTTAGGATAGACATAATTAAAAAACGGTTGTCGATGTTGACCGCAAAGCGCCGCCATTATCATCGAATCGTAAGATGATGGACAGCATAGCCAGGCGCTGATCCTGTGTCATTCCCTTGCCGTCCGCGACAAAACTGTTTCCATTGCTGTTGCCTTGAATGATTTTCATTCCGGCGCTTGGATCGCTGGCAATTAAGAGCGCCAATGATGCAGCTTCGGCTCGGATTTGTGCAAGCGCTTGCTCGTTGTTTTTTAGGATATTGTAAATCCTGCGCGCTTGGTCATAGACGGCCATGCCGAATATGTTAGACCCACTCTAACAGATTGTCAATTTTCAGCAAATTCTGAACTTCTGCCAGTCATTGCAAACACGATGCGGTGTAGCCAGTTGGACCGGATAGATCGAATCCTTGCGCTTGGCCACTGCGCCCTCTAATGCATCGTCGCCGCGCTTGGCGTTGATATTGGCAAACGTGGTGAAAAACTTGCGTGCTTCGGTTGCTGGGACGGTGCCACATAGGACCGCGCTGTTTGATGCTGGCAATATGTTCCATGCAAGCGGTGTCATGTAGTTTGCCAGCCACGCCATGCGCTCGGAGTGCGTGCCATCCATGATGACATCGAACACGACAAGCGTGCCGGTGATGCTGCCACGACGTTCAAGCGCCTCGCAATCAAGCCATGTGCCGGTTGGAAATACTCGGCACAATTCCATGAGCGCGGCGGTGAAGTTGTCGGCAATAGTAAGCCGTTCGCCGTGCCGATTCCAAAGCTCCGGAGCGCCGTCTGTAATATGCACAAGCGCTCTCCATCCGTTGAATTTTGGCTGAATTGTCCACGCATCGCCCCACGTTTGCGGCTCGTCTTGGAAGGCTGGCTTGGCTGGGTAGGTGATGCTCACGCGGCAAGAATATGCCATTCTTTGATTTATCGCAATATTTTTTTTCAATTATTTTCATCCCCGCCTTCGAATAACCGATAGATGCACGCGACCCCGACTTGATAAACCAAGCAATCCCAAAGGTGATTCTCTTTGCTTTTTGTTACCCAGATGCTTTCCTCTTGGCCCGTCTTGCGTTGTTTGCTCATCTCTCGCCGTTCTGCTCGGACGTGCTTTTTAAATGCCGGTGATACGTCGCTTGGAACTTCAAACCGTGCGCCGTCGCCTGACAGTAACCGGCTGGCAATGTCTTTGACTGGATTTGTCGCGATAAAAACAAACTGCACAATGGCGCCCGATGTCGATCTTGCCCGTGTAGTTTTAGAAAACAATCGTTCAATTTTTTTCCCTTGTTTGTTGACGTGCGTATAGCTCCGCCTGATTCCGTCACCTTTAATTCCGCGCCATCCGTGCTTGGCTAGCAGGTTGAACACGCGCGGCTGGTCGTAGCCGATGTCTAGCCATACGTCATACGGCTTGATTTTGTATCGTTCTTGGATTTCGCAGATTCCGATTTCATCTGCGCCGTCACCCTGGATAAATCCTTCCCATAGAATTTTAGATCCACCGCCAGCCGTCCATGATTGAACAATTGCCCAGAAATGGAAGCCTTGCACGTCAACGGTCATAAAGCGCGCTGGTCGAGCGTGTTCACCCATGCCAATGATTGTTTCGCCTTCAATGGTATCGGCAAACTCGTTTTCCATCTTTGAATAGGCGCCGACCTCGATCTCCTTGTGATCGTCGGCCAGGTCTTCGGCCCAGAACTTAGCGCGGCGCTTTTGCCACCACTGCCGGAAATTATCAACGACGCCGGATTTTAACATCCTGCGCGCCTCGAGGAATCCCAGAACTTCCGCGGACCACGGTATCCACCATACCGCCAGCGAATCGACATGGAATCCGCGGATTCCGTCTAGCCCGGTGTTGGTTTTCAAATATCCGCCGTTGCCATTTTTGACGTTCGATGATGCAAGCTCCCGCCGGATTGATACGGTGTCGGCAAACGTCGCTCGGCAATTCCTGCACTCCATCTTAGCCGTCCTGCTGCTGGCCTGTTCGTCTACATGATCGTCGACGGTAATAAGATCAAATCTTAAAAAGTCCCATGAATAGGCTTGCTCGGTTTTGCAGTTTTTGCATTTCCAGCCAAATTCTGACATGTCGGATTTTTTCCATTCTTGATCCAGTTCCGATCCTTCAAAGCCGCCTTGTGAAACGAGATAGACCTTTCGGTTCCATCTGTTGTGGTGCCGCGCCATAAACTCTCTGACAAGTCCATGATTCCACCGCCATACCTCGTCTCCGTATAGCCAGCGGCAAGATTTTTCTTGAAAGTTAGAAAGGTTTGCGCCGCCTAGGACCAGCGCCATGTGGGAAAAAATGATCTCCATTTTACGCGCGCTGCTCCGGTCGTCGGGAAATAGTGCCGCGCATGGTTCGCAGGATTTGAGCGTGGGCAGGAGTCTCGTCTCGGCCCAGAACTTCGCGTCGGTGTCAGTCTGGGATGCGTAGAGAAAATTGCCGGGGTTTTCCGATACGACAAAAGGAATCAGCGCCTCGGCCAGCGTAGTTTTTCCGCTACCGGTCGGAGCAATCACAACAACTTGCCTAGTGTCGTAGTCTGCCGCGCATTCTAGCGGAGCTTGCCACCACGGAGTCTGGGAGCAATGGAAACAGTTTTGTCGCGGACGGCAAGGGAATGACACAGGATCAGCGCCTGGCTATGCTGTCCATCATCTTACGATTCGATGATAATGGCGGCGCTTTGCGGTCAACTTCGACAACCGTTTTGTG